GTCTTTTGCAACCTTGTATGATTTCTTTTTTCTTTTAACTGTTGGTTTCTTTTGTTCTTCTTTTAACTCTGTTGGCATATCCTGCCCTTGAACAAAGTATGCTTTGCCCATATCAACAAAGGCTTGTGCTACTGGAGCGAACCACCCCATAACCTCATATTCCTCATCACGCTTATACGTTTTCGTAAATGCACCGCTTTCATCTGATGCACCATTAACATCCATTGTAATTTTAATTTTCATAACTTTCCTTAAAAGGTAATGGGGGCTTGCGCCCCCTTACACCTCATCCAATTACACTTGGCTAGTATGTCTTGGATTCCCTTTTACAATTACTGCACTTGTTGGAGTACCAGTTGAATGTGTACCTGTTCTCTCATCAACAACACGAATGTAACGCTTGCCGCCAATGTAACCAATCTTGGCAACAGCAGGCGCTTCCGAGTCTGCATCATAAGTCGCAAATACACCACTTGAGACTGTACCATCTACAACATCTGCTTGCGCAACTGCTGTGTAAGTAGAATCATCATCTGAATGCTCAAGTTTTGCTTCAATCTTAACACTACTACTTAAAGTGTCTCCCTCTGCTCCAACTTCCCATACAACTGTAGCTGACTCAAAACCTTGTAAATCTATGCCAGTACCATTTGTATCCGCTGTTCTTACAGCAGGAGTAAGGGATGCTGAACAAGCAACGCTATTAGATAAATCTTTCATTACTTTCTCCCTTTACGCTGAAATGTTTTGTTTTCTAAGAGCTTCTGCCAATATAACCTGACCACCAACTCTTCTTCTAGCATAGTAACGTACATTACCGCTAGTAGCCTGAGTGAATGGATCACGCAATACTGATAGTGAAACTCTATCTACGATAAGATAACCTCTGCGGAAATCTCCAAATACAACAGGCTTAGTACCTGCTGAAACATCTGGCATATCAGGCGCTTCAAGGTATGGATAACCTAAGATTGTATTTGGCACTCCTGCTGTTAGCATCATACCTGCTTGGAACACATACTGCCCTGCTGAGTCCTTAAGCTTACGGATTGCGGCAAGTGTTGATCTGTTAAACATAAAAGATCCATTCCTACCATAATCAGTTTTGATATCGTGTACTAACTGAATGAGTCCATCGCCTGTTAAAGCGCCACTTGCTCCTGAGTTAGTAGATGCAACATCTGAGTTTGTTAAGATTCCCTCTGGCTTGCCTACTGAGTTACCACTAATAAATGATAGTCCCTCTGCCTTGGCAAACTGAGTTGCAAACTCTTGGCGCATTTCAGATTCAAGATCAAATACGGAATCCTCTAATTCCTGCTCGGAGATATCCTGTAGCGCATATAACTCATGCGTTGGGATTTCCTCAAGGTTGGTTGTGTAACCAGTTGTTTCAGATCTTGTTCCATTCTCTGCGACCCATTGAGCCGTGAATGTAGCAGTTCTGCTTGGCATCTTAATAGACTTTTGCGCTGTAGAGCGTACTCTAGCAACTGTGCGTACTGGAGAAATCTCTGTGATCGTCTTGATCAACTCTCTAACATATTCCTCTGGGGCTAAAAAACCACCTGATGTATCGTTAGAAACAGAGAGTGCTTTGATCTCTAAATCATCTAATGACTCTTTGCCTTTACGCAAAAACTTATCAAATGACTTAATAGCAAGATCAACTTGCTCTGTCTTCGCTCCGCTTGTTGGGCGCTTCATCATTGTTTCAAAAGAGTTAACACGCTCCTCTAAGTTTTTCTGCTCTGCTTGAGCCTTAGTAATCTCTTGGTTAACTGCTTCATACTTATCTAACTCTTTTTCAATGTTTGCAAGTTTAGTTTCTACCAAAGGATCAACAGACTGCTTTGATTCCAAAGAAGCTAATCTCTCATCATTGGTTTTTTTAAACTCCTCAAACGCTGAACCTAGAGTCTCTACTGCCGTTTTGACTTCTTCCGACATATCTACTCCTTAATCTTTTTAGTTAAAGTATTAATTGCTTGTAACAACTCCTCTGGCGATTCTTCCTCAACATCTCGTTGGTTCAACGCTTTTACGACTGCTTGTGCAGTTATCTTTGCTTCTCTTTGTGAAAGATCAAATACATCTCGTAATTCTCTCTCCCAATCCCGAATAGTTAAGCCTTTTACATAACGTACTTTGGCTCTTTGATTCATTGGAAATGTAACTGCTGATATCTCCATCAAATCAACTTCTTTTAGAATTCTTTTCTTACCATTATCCTCATAATCGTAACCTTTTTGATCTACCTTATAACCAATAGATAAACCATCTATAGCCCCCATCTTCATTAACTCATACACTTCTTTGCCACGCTGAGTACCTAGGGCTAACATACCTTTGACTCTTAAGCCTTTGTTATCTTCATTGATTTCTTTGTATACGCCTATTGGCTCATCTTGTTTGTGGTTGTACAGCATTTTGATCCCTTTCGGACCTCTCTTTGCAATGCTCTTTGCGAATGCTCCGCTTTGTACAACATCGTTACCTTGATCTTTGTTGCCGAAATAAGATCCGTATCCTACAAACACTCCCTTATCTTCGTCTTCATGATCCATCTTAATTTCTGCTTTGAACTCCAAACGTCCGTTCTCTAATTCCATGTCATCTCCATATCAATTTACCTTGCTTGGATTGTTCCAGAGTTTTGTAACGCAAGATGGGTATTACCACATAGTTTAGTAGTTCTCAAGTATTTGTGCAACCTTTTGATATTTAAAAATCTACTTTCTCTCCTAAATACGGATTATCAATTCTTTTTCCTGTTTCAATTGCAGTTATAACATCTGTGTACGGAAACTCTCCCCATAATGTTGGCAACTCTTCCTTGAAAACTTTTGCATACAAATCCATCAAATCTAGATCACTACTTGCTTTTGCTAATTCTTTGAATCGGTCTTCTTTTGACATTGCTGTATCAGTCATATCTTACACTCCCCTCTGCAACTTCTTTTATTTTCTTTTCAAATACTCGTGCTGTATTTGGTAAGTTAGTTGTGATCCAACTCCATGCTTCCTTATTAGAATACAAAGCAAACATATTTGCAAACGCTTCTTTTTCTACTGCTCCACGCTTACTAAAATAACTAGATCCATGTCCCCATACTCCCTCCACACTTTCCCTGAAAGTACCTCTAGTTAAGCCATCAATTAAATCCATTCTTTCTCCACTATGATCTGTTTTTACAAATGCTCCTCTTATATTATAAGTACTACCAGATAGATCTTTTACATCTCTAAGTTCATCTGCAATCTCATTAAGTTTATCTAATGATTGTTGTTCCGCTAATGTTAATTCAACTTTTTTATCTCCTCTTAGAGCAGTTGTTTTACGCCTAAAATCTCTTGCTTCTGATGGAGAAAAAAAGTTAACTTTAAAGAGTTTCTTCGCATCATCTTGTAAAGCCCTTTGGAACTCCTCATTTGTTTCTGACCATGATTCTCTTGACCCACCATCTTTTATACCCTTTCCACTTATTCGATAGTCAATATGATGACCATATTCGTGAGCAAGTACAAATTTGTTTGGATTTACTTTTCTTTTTTCATATTCTTTTGCTTTTGCTACATCAGATCTTCTACCTTTTTTCATATCATCTGCAAAGACCAGAGGGGTGAATAGATTTGGACGATTGTCTTTCCGCAAATCCATAATTCTTTTTATGTAATCATCTGTGCTTTCCCCTTCTTTACGCCTTGGTTTCCTCTTGGTTTTACCCATAGAGTAATATACGCCCTCTTTACCAATAGTAATTGTACTGGGTAGAGATACTTTGTTTATTACTTTTCTTGTTACCTCATTTGTTGTTGCTTCAAATGTCTCTTGTGCTGATTTTTTAATCTTCTTACTCTGTTGCATTACAGTAGTAATATCAGGTAATGCCGTAGATACTTCCTCAGTGATCGGTATTGGTTTAGGAGCGATATCATCAACTACCTCATCTCCTTGCTCAATATAAATGGTTACACAACGGCAATTGATTGTATTAGGCGCTCCACCTCTGGGATCTCCTGTATAACTCATTGCATAATCAAAACCCTTGTAAGGAACAATAAAGTCCTCATCCATCTCTGCTTGTTTGCCATTCATGCTTACATGGTGTTGCCTTGTCCTACCATCTAGCGTTGATACCCATTGCTTAACCATTCTTATCCTACCATCTCTTGCAACTCTGGCTATTCCATGATTGCTGTAAGAACTCGCACTGTGTGTTTCCGTTCTGGCTATCGTGTTTGCTCGATACCTACTAAACGATCCTTGCATCTGCTCTCTGATATTCTTAGCGATAACAGCATTACCCAATCCCTCTTGTTCTCCTGCAAGTACAACTTTCATTATCTGATTGCGTGTTGTACTGCTTATTCCTCTGATGTGCTGACCACCCTCAGAACGGATAAACTCTGCAATAAAATCCTCTGCTGTATTTTTTCTGCGGCTTGCTCTCTGGGTAAACTTTTGGATTGTTACTCGGTAATGAGGTAAGAGTACGCTTGAAACTTTATCCTGTATCGTGTTTAGTACGCCCTCAACTGATTGGCTTTCCTCTAACGCTTTGCCAACTTCGTTGCCTAACCTACGAAACAGTTTAAGTAATTGAGTGCTTAGATTCCTCTCAAGTGTTCGCCTTAATCGGTTCTGCTCTCGTACCTCTCTTCTAGCTGATATCTTCACTCTTCTTAGGATCTCGTTTATCAGTTTTTAGTGGATGACCTGATGGCAATAAGTCTCTATCAAACTGCCCACTCCTAAATCTGCCACTACGAACCGCAAACAAAAAGGCATTTACCCTGCCCAATCCCCATTGATCTGGACCTGTTACAGTTGGGCGTACACTTGCAGGATTTGTCCGATATGCTCCAACTCCTCTGTTAAATACCGCTGATAACATACGCAATGTAACTCTTTTACCAGTTTTATCTCCATGTTTCTCATTGTGATCTTTTACTTTACCCTCTAAGGCTTTCTTTATTTTTCCTGATACTGTGGCTTTCTGTTCACAATCTAAGATCTCTTGTTTTTCTCTCTCTCTTTTTATTTGCTCGGATTTAACTTTTGACCAACTGAAACCTGCATCTCCACCCCATAAAGCCCACGCAATTCTACCTGCTGATGGATAACCCTCTGTTCCTCTGTCAAATCCCTGCCCTTGCTTATCTACCTCGTGCCTGCTGAAAAAAGAATACATACGCATAACAGTACTTGGAGATAAGCGCTCCTTGTTGACTAACTGGTTTGCTCTAGCAACCCCAACCATTGTGCCGCCCCTGTTGAACTCCTTGCGCCAATCCAACCCTCTCTGTGCTTCTGCCTTCATACCATCAGTAGGCGTAAGATCTAAATCTGCTAATGCTTTCTCATCAACAGCTTCTTCCCACTTAGCACAAACATATTGAATACGCACCTTTGCATCAAACAGATCGCAGTACTTCTCATCGTAATCATAATGAGCGCAGTTTCCGCATCTCTTATCTCCTGTTCCCATCCTGTAAGCATCTGGTAAGTTGGGATCTACTTCCTCTCCATCTGGGTATTCTTCCAACTTAATCTCATACGCTTCTATACCTTTCTCTATACTCTTATCATCTTGTGGCTCTTCATCTAGCGGAGAATCCTTTGCGCTACCTAATGGGAATAGTGATGCGTTAATATATACATCATCTCCACCCTCTATAGGCTCTAAATCTAATCTCTCTCTTGCTTCATTCCTAGAGATAACTCCTGAGTCAACTGCTCTAATTACATTCTCATAGATCCTTTTACGTCTTTCTGCCATAGCAGGAATACCATCAATATCGTACTGAATACGCAATCTCTCTCCAAACATAGGCGCTAACCATTCGTTTAGATCACTCTCTGTTCTCTTTAACAAAGGTATGATAGTTTCCTCATACAATGCAAGCCTTGCTTCTGCCATATTAGAATATGTATTTGCATCTGGTATTCCTACTAACTGGGATGGAACACCAAAACACAAAGCGATATCTCTCGTTGACATATTTTTCAATTGTAGGAAATCCATATCTTTAGGAGATAAACCCATTTCTTTCCAATCAAAATCCCCCTCCAACAACATCGCTCGCCCTGCATTCTGGCTTCCACTAAACCTCATATCTAAATCATTAATCACTTGTTGCCTTTGTGATTCGGATAGCTGTACATTCATTCCACTCTCATCTCTTGGTTTGAATACAACTGCTCCTGATGGTCTTGCGCCATTTTGCAATAGGTTTACATTATGCTTTGCTGATAGATTGTGCTGATCGACATCTAACGATGCAGAGTACAATGGAGATAAACCATAATAATCATCTAATGGGTTGAATATCTTTAAATGTTTTACATCACTCAAACCTGATTCCATATCAACTGCGTACTTCTCTTTAACTACACCAGAGACAATATACTCATAAGCATCTGGCAATGCGTTATCTTTTCCTGTAATCCTGATTCTATCTGGGCGTAACAGATATAACTCTGTGGGCGGTTGATTCCCTGCTGATATTTTTAGAAGGTAAGCGTTACCGCTAATCATTAAATAAGAGTACATACATTGGAAAAACTCTACCCCTGCCATTACTGGGTTAGGCTTTTGCAACAACGCTTTAAGAGGATGTTCCTCTAACTCTACCTCTTTATCAAAAACTTTAAACTCAACACTTGCGCTACCTTGTGATATCTCGTTAACGCATCTATACACAATGGCGTTCTGCCTATAGCCTTCCTCTGCATAATTCTCATATTTATCTCGCCTGTGGCTTGAAACGCCTACGTTGCTATAAACCATTACGTTGCTTTGCTTGGTTTCCACAGAACCTTGCAACATTTTGATGAGTGTATCCCTGATCCCCATTAACTTATTCTCCACTTTGCCGAGCCACTTGATTGGCTTAATTCAGTTAAAGCCCACACTAGAGCATCAAGTCGATCTGGAGACTTACTGGCTTCTCCTGTGTAAGTACACATTTGATTTTCCAATTCTGGAAACAAACCAACATGACTTACTTTCCCTTGTTCATATAAAGCCGATATCGGTTCTGCTCTTACCATCTTACCCCTAGTTGCCCTAACATCCTTATAGGCAACCTGAGAATCTATATTGTAAATCATTTTCTTAACAAGATCTCCCCCATTGTTAACCTCTGCAATAATTCTATCTGCACCATTTAAATAAAATTCATCTACTACTTGCCTTGCCCAACCATCAGGAGAATACTTACCACTACTATCTGATAGAACGTAAAACCGATTATCAACACCTCGACCTGCTACTACTATACCTGTTTCATCACTTGTTTTGTTATTTGTTACAGCAGGATCAACGCCAACTACGATCCTTTGCATCTCTGGCAAACTTTCTTTTGTTAATCTATGTTCCTCAAACGCAGAGTAGCCCCACAAAGCGCCTTCTATATCTGTTAGCACCTCTGCATATAACTCCTGCCTACCTAACCTTGTTCCCTCGTATTTGTCCTTGAGTTGCTCTATAGCTGATGGAGCAAGATTCTCTGCGTTATCAAACGTGCTACCTCTGGTAACTATCGTTCCTTGCTTTTTCATTAGATCTAAAAGTATTTGCTTTGGCTTTGGTGTTGTAGTGATTACGCATTGTGGGTTATCTCCTAAACGCAATCCAAACATTAATTGATCAAATGTCTCTGGATAGAACCACGCACATAACTCATCGCACCATGCTCTGTGAAATTGTGGACCCCTTAATCTATCTGGTTCTGTTGCGCTGAACCCCATGATTTTAGATCCGTTGTACAAAGTTATCTCGGATGCTGATGCGTTGTATCCTCTGCCCCTACCTTCCATTAAACAATCTGGCGGCAAAAACTTTAAGATCCCTGATACTCCACCAAACGCTACCCTGCGTATATCTCCGAATGTAGGAACTACTACCGCCACTTGAGAGTTCGGGTATCGCAAAGCATAAAGCAATACATCCATAGCCCCTGTGCGAGTCTTACCCCATCCCCTACCTGCAAGTATTAACCAAATGTTCCACTTGCCATAAAGGCTCTCTGGGGGCGTTAGTTGTGAATCTCTAGCTGTTTTTAGCCAATCATTGTACAGAGTGCTTGTAGCGTGATGAGCGCTTTTCTGCAACTTCATCCAATTGCTCAAGAACCTCTTTGAAGGCTTCTGGGTTGCTGATATCTGCACTTACTTTACTTATCTCCTGTACTTGCCCTAATGCCAACTTACCAATCTTTTGAGCATTCATTGCGACTTGAGACAACTCACGCAAATGCTCTGGCTTCAACTGGGCTTTTGGGTTATCTTTTTCCTCGTTAATACTCTTTTGTAATTTCCTTGCTACGGATCTCAACATGGACTGTGCAATGATTAAAGATCTATCATCTAACAGCTTACCTTGCTCCACCATGTTAGTTGTTCTATCCTCATCTAACTGGCGCTGAATCTCTGCCTGTACTCGGTTTTTCTCCTGTTGCCAATCTTCCTTGTTTACCCATCTGTACAAAGTAGCCCTTGCAACATTATGTTTTTTTACAAGAGAATCAATGGTAGGATAAACACGTCCCCCCTCTCCATTTGTGTAACCATGCACAAACTCATCTCTTATCTGCATTCTTAGTGATTGTGTTAATTTATTAACCATAACGTACTCAGTTTATATCAGTTTTTCCCACTTTTTTCCAGTTCTTCCTGCTGTTTCTTCCACAAAATCTGATTCTTAGTTACCCATGCTTTGTTGTATTCTGCGTTTGCAAACAGCTTGGAAAACCCTGTGATATGTTTTAAGCGCAATAATTCCTCTGCTTCCATTCCCAACTGATTGCATACATCTTTATCTGCCCATCCATTGTTGAGCATATTGAAAACCATGTTGCTCATTCCCTGAACGGAATGTTTACCCCTTGCTCGGTTATGCCTGACAGTAGATGCCATTCTATCGTTGATATCTTTATCAATCACAACTATGGGTACTCTACCCCCTGTGGAATCTGATATATCTTTATTATTCTTACAGATAAAGTATCTGTGGAATCCATCCACTATCACATACTTTTTCCTCTGCTTATCTCGTATCGTTACAATTGGTTGAGTGTATCCATCGTGTTTAATGCTTGTGTATAGCAATCTCATCTCTGCTGTTGCAACTGAGTTCGGGTTGTAATCATTTGGCTCTACCTCTGATATCTTTACCCACTTAACAGTATCTATAGGGTGTTTTTGCACTTTGTCCCCCACAGATGTTTTGGAATGTACTTGTAGTAGATAGGTTTCAATGACCAATCGAGATCCCTACCCTTTTTCCAATTACGAAAGTTTATTGTTTCTGGTCTACTGGTAAAGTTCTCTAGCTTCATAAAGTGGTGATCGTTTGTTAGAACGCATTGGATTTCATTCTGATGCCTATCGTGTATGTTCTCCATATCGCCATATAGTTCATCTAGCCTTGCAAACCGCTTTTTGAATTTCTGTTTTGCTTTATCATCTACAATCAGGTTATCTACTAAGTAATCTCTGTACTCCTGCCAATCCTTAAACATATAGGGCAATTCTTTTATAGCAAATAAATCTCTCTTGGTTATATGCTTTGCCTGATTGACTCCTTGTAACCTAACTTGTAATGCACTCCATGTATCTGGTTCAATCTCATGTAAGTAAAACAATTGATCCACCGCTGTTTCATGGTGTAGGTTGGATACTCGCATTTTTAAGGGCGGTATGCCATACCTATAAAAATCATTATATACAGAGCAATACTTCCATCCATTATCATGTATTGATTTCCATACATCCTTGTAACTCCAATCATACAAGGGATAAAAAATGTAATGCCCTATATCTTTATTATACAGCTTTCCCCATGAAATGTGCTTATATGTTCTATCATTGCAAAGCGCACCTTTTCTGTTAGGCGATTCCTCTGCTCGTACTCCCCCGACCATAGCAACGCTTTGGTTAGGAAAATGATAATTAATATATTTAGGAAAGAACGCAACAAATCTATCTACTCCATATTTATTTTCTTTAATTGCAATATCTTCTTTTTCCCTCATCCATTGCTCTCCCTCTCCCCAACAATGCAACCACTGCTTGCTAGAAGAGGTAGCGTTGAACAAACGGATTGGTACTTGTAGCCAATGTGGTTCGACCTCAGGATCTTGCATTACAGTTCTGGTGTAATCTACAACTGCTTGCCATTCTGCTTCCTGATCCAAAAACATCACAGTCAAAGGCAACTTGTTTTTTTCTTTAGCAACAATCATAGCCATATTGAAAATAACAGTACTATCTTTGCCGCCTGAGAACGATACTATTATTTTATCAAACTCATCAAACAAATATCGCAACCGATCTAAACAAGCATCAAACACATTTTCTTTTAAATATATTTTCATAATAACACGATGAGATACATGAGACCCCATAGGAAAATACCTACTGCAATACTAATCCCAATCACTAAACATTCGTAAAAAGACATAGAACCTCAAATAAAAGTACTCTCTCCTGCATACTTAACACAGATATCTAACGCTTCCTGATAATCATAAATACGATCACTATCAATGGATACAGCTACATTCCATGTATCAAAAAAACTTTTATTGAGTATTTGATGTGGGCTGTGTGCATCCAGAACGTAGAATGTACCACGTTTCAGTTCTGTTTCCACCTTGTTCATACCTCGCACAAATACTCCCTCATCGCATCTTACTTTCAAGTGATGACTGTATCTAGGATATCTTGGATCATAATGTATTGGCGTTCCATTGCGTACAGCAATCCAATGAGGACTATCTTTAATTACAGGATTGTTAGAACCATCTAACTCTCTACCCCATGTTGTTAACCTGCTTGTGTGTCTCTTAAACTTTGTTACCTGAAAAACTTTTAACATTTGTTGTTCATTTGGAAAAGGCAACTTACTTACATACTTTTCCTCAACTTGCTTAACGTACACAACAGGATTCGATCTTTGATCCCCACTTAGTTTATATTCCCAACTAAGATCCATTATGTTTGCCTGTAAGTTAAACTTTGTCTTTTTGTGCTACGCCTTGGATCAATAGCTGATTTGCAAATCCGATGATCCACTAAACTCGGTACATGAATGTAATATTTTTGTTTTGTGAGTTTTAAATAATCTTGTATTAGCAAATCTACTCCATGAGCATTATGAGAATGTGTTGTTGTTAATCGATCCCATTTCAAGTAAAAGTTTTTTATTCCTCTGCTCATTTTTGGAGGTGTATAAAAACATTGACTCATAAGAAACGTTCTACCTGATTCAATCCTGCTACCAATTTCAAGATCTGCTTTTCTCATACTAAAAAACTGCACAAGCATATCTGGTCTATCTTTAATTACTGCAAGCGCTTTTTCTTTAAAATTATCCGTAATTAAAATATCATCCTCAAAATGAATACAAGGATCATCTCCTGCTAAAAGCATTGCATTGTAAATATTTTTTACTGCTTGCTTTTGTGTATCTAAGCTAACAATAACATCTGGTATTTTGTCCTGTACATATTTTGCAAACTCCTCTCTGCCTGTACAAGTTCTTACAATATATTTCACAGCACAACTTTAAATGATTCTGCACAATAAGGGCAAATAACCTCTTTACCTTTTTCTGATTTATCCTTACCCTGTTCATCAAATGCGCTATGGATATTATCACTTGCTTTTGCCAAGTCATCATCATTGACCTCTTTATAATCGAATGATGGTTCTGTATTGGGCTGAAACTCCATTGCTCTGAAATCTTCATTTGCTCCTGAGATCTCTCTTAATTCTTCCCCCATATCTTTTAACTCTTGATGGAGTAAAGCATTATCATACGTTGCGTTTTCTGCAATCTTGTTATCTGAGATCCCGATAAACTTTTTTTCTTCCTCTGTTTTGTTTGCTTTGATAGAACAGCTTACTTCTTCCCAACCTAGTTGTTGTATAGCATATAACCTTCCATGCCCATTAATAATTCTGTTGTTTTCATCAATCGTAATTGGATTGTTTAATCCTGCTCTCCTGATGTTATCTCTAAGATCTGCTATCTGTGAATCTGAATGTATTTTTGGGTTACGATCATAAGGTATAAGATCTGCAACTTTCCTAGTTACAACTTTTATTGGTTCTCCCTGAGACATAAATAATTCCTTTGCGTGTACAATACCAACATGAATTGTCCTAAATGCAACACCTTCAATAAGTATACAGTAACAGATACAAGAGCAAAAGATCAAAAGATTCTAAGGCGTAGAATTTGTGATGAGTGCAATTACAAGTTTGTAACGTGGGAAGTGTTTGCTTACGAGAAGTTAGGCAACCAACCTTTAGCAATTGAGATTGATGCACCTAAAAAGAAAACTCCAGTTAAGCCAAAATCAAAACGAAAACGTAAACCATTAGAAAAACCAAAAGTAAAAAAACAACCTAAGAAACGGATCACAAAACAACAGACCAAACAAATAGTGTCCGACATCAACAGCATCTTCGAGGAGGTCGAGCAGTATACGACCACAGAGGATGAGCGTTCTACTATAAGGGATTTGTTGAAATAACCCTACTTTTTTTAAGGATATAATATTTATGTGTTGACAAAATTCAACAGATGACCGACTATGTATTCATTGGCACAACATATTAACTCGGAGATTCAAAAATGGAAAACATAAAACTCGGTTTAGAAATTGAATTTAGAAATGGCTCTAACATGAGCAAGTATGATCTAGCTAGATATCTTACTAACGCTACAGATATTGAAGTTGAAGATCAAGGTTACAACCATAATACACAATCAGTTTGGAAATTAGTTACAGATGCTAGCGCTGACTTAGAGTTAGTTTCTCCAATCCTTAAATTTCCACAAGACTTACCAGTTATCAAAACTATGCTTGATACGCTTTCAAGTATTGATGGTGTTACTGTAAATAGATCATGTGGTGTTCATGTTCATATCTCATGGTTAGGTATGGAAATTAATCACGTTAAAAATATTGTTAAGCGTTACTGTGAAAACGAATCTAAGATTGATGCTTTTATGCCTGAGTCTCGCAGAGGTAACATGAACACTTATACAAAATCTTTAGATGATGATACTTACATGAAGAACAGAATTGCGGATGCTAAAAACTTTAATCAGTTACCATCAAGCTATCACGATAGATTTTATAAAGTTAATGTTACTAGTTTTGCTAAGTATGGCACTATCGAGTTTCGTCATCATTCAGGTACGCTTGATTCTGCTAAGGTTACTAACTGGATTTATTTCTTAGTAGGTTTTTGTCAAGCTAGCAAAAGTGTAGCTACAAGCTTTACTACAAACTTTAAGGCTAAGGGTAGAAAAGTATTTAAAGAGATTCGCCAACAAGTAGAGCAAGCAGGCGGTAAAATGGTTTGGGCAGGTAATGCACCAGACCAAGAATTAGGTCATCAGGGGAAGTGGAACATTCTTGATGCTAACGGCAATGTGGTAAAAACTTTCTTTAATATCGAGTTGGATCGTTTTTATGTGCCAAACACAAAGCAGTTAAATCAAGACTTCATTACCGAGTTTGGAGCATTGTTTCCTTCCTCTGCCCAACAGTTATCATTGTTTAGCAATGTACCTAGCGATGCGGCTAAGTTTCTTAAGGATCGAGCAGTAGAACTTTCTGGTACTCAATTAGATTAATTTAAAAAGGAGATTTACTATGTACCTCATTAAACCAACTAACAAACCAAGCAAGAAGAAGTTATACCTTGCTTACGGATCAAATCTCAACGTAGGGCAGATGAAATATCGTTGCCCTTTAGCTAGACCAATTTACTCAGGTGTATTAGCTGATTGGAAGTTAGTATTTCGTAACGTAGCTGATATCGTTGAGGAGCAAGGAGCAAGTGTAGCTGTAGGCATTTGGGAAATTACAGAACAATGTGAGCAAGCACTAGATGCTTACGAGGGTTATCCAACTCTGTATGGCAAACGTATAGTTGAGTTACCTAACCCAACCAAGGATGGAACTCTTACTTGTATGACTTACACTATGAATCGTGGAGCAATCGGAGCGCCATCACTTCACTACTTTGCTACGATCTTACAAGGCTATCGCAACTTTGATCTAGATATCTCATCACTCACTCAGGCTAGAAATCATGCTATTGAGAATGATAGTTACCAAGAGAGATTTAGTTTTGAGTAAAGGGATCTCCGAATACAAGGCTGTTGCTCGGATGGGGGAACAGCCTAGGAGATCAGAACCATTCTTTACTTTGGAATCAGTTTGTTTAGGTGTATTTTTTTTTGTGTTGTATTTACTTTAAGGAGATTTAAATGAAAGCCAGAATTAACTTAGCAGTAAATTATATTAGTTTGTTTTTAATTAACTCTGTTGTAATGATTGCCGCAGGAGCAATTTGGGCTGATGTTAAGAACTACGGATTGTTTGATGTAATCCAAACTTGTGCAATCGTATTTATTGGTGGAACTGTTTTTGTATGGATGTCCTGCAATTTTGTTAATAGCATTTGGACTCTTTTACCACGGGAGCAGAAATCAACCGATGCTCCTTTAAAAGTAAAACGGAAGTTTGGTATCGAATAACTGACCAACCATTACGATATTGATTTAAGGGGCGCAATGCCCCTTTTTCATTTAAGAAATCCATTTTGTTTTTACTGCTGTAGTAAGAAGATACTTTGCTTTGCTTATCGGCTCGTGAGCCAAGCTGTAACATTGATCCATCATCAAGTGTTCCATATCAAAGTGCTGAGTATCGTATGGGTAACTTAATCCCTCAACATCTGATAACCAACTATTCTCCCTAAACATTAATTCTATCTGAGGCTTTGTATAACGCTCTATATCGTATTCTTTTAAATAGGCAGGCTTGTACCCTATGTTATATGTAACAATGCAACATTGGCTCGCATTTACAGCCCTAAGTACATCTATGAATTTTGCCAAGGTTAAATAATTGACTACACCGAACAGAGCAACTACTGTATCGAACTCCTCTTTGACGTCGACAGCATTGATCTCTTGGAACTGATAATCTGGGTAATTGTTCCTAGCGATCTGCAACATCTTGTGAGAGATATCTACACCTAGGAAACCTTCGCTATCAAGCTGTAGCGCTGTTATATCCTGTCCTGTACCAACTCCAACGCTTAAGACTTTGTTAGCAGGATCTAATCTGTAGAACTTATCCAGAACGATATTCTCTTCTATGATATGTATAGGTTCTTGATAGCGCTTATCGTATGTTCCTGCTAATTCGTTGTAGATGTTTTTGATATCCAAAAAAAAGCCCCTAATTCATGTCCGTAAATCAGGGGCAAAGTCTAAAGGATTTAAATGAAAACAAATATCCCCACCGACCAAAGTGAGTAACCCATTGTAACAGTTCTGCGCTACAAGTACAAATGTTTTGCTACCCCCGATTATAATATTGTGTACTGCTAGTAACTTCTTCCTCTGACTTTTGCTCCAGATAGGTTTTCATTGTTACGTCATAATTAAAATATGCTTCCCCAATATTTCCGTACAAACCCTGCTCCCTTACTTTCCTAACAATAAACCTAGTAGTATCTGTATCAAAGTCCCTATGAATCACTATACCAACATCTGCCATATTGTTCCAATGAGCAGAACCACTAACATCATACAACGTCGGAACAGGGATTGTCCCATCTTGATTTCTTGTCATTTTTGCAGGATGGGCAACTACCCATACAACACAATCGTGCGCTCTACAGAATTGTTTACAGCTTGAGATAACATCTCTGATATGTTCATCCTCTCTTTTGTTGTAATCTCTAGTAGCGCAGATTTCATTATAAGGATCAATGATAATTCCTTTGACTCCATACCTCATACACGCTTGTTTTGCCCTATGTAGTATCCAATGAATATCTGGAGTTTCTTGTTCGCTCTCAATGAAATAAAACCTCTGGTACAAAATGCTTAACGCAATCTCAACATCAGACCTGCTTACTCTCTCAGTCGGACCTCTATCAAAGGGTTGTTTGCAAATCTTTTCAATAAGCCTGCGTAAGTGCATTGAAGTTGAATGCTCTGGAGAGAATACTGCAAACTTCCAATCATGTTTCATTGCAAGGTTAACTGCAATCTGATCTAAAAAATTTGATTTACCATGATTAGGTACACCAGTTACTAAATGAAATGTACCTTGCATAATTTTGTAAATAGGATCTAATGTTTCAAAACCAGTTGATAATGCTTTGCGTTGTCCATGATCATACAATTGTAAAACATCATCCCTGTAATCTTTAACTAAAAACAATCCATCAATCGGGAATGGTTCTGCCTTTGCTAAACAACTTGCAATCTTACTTTTATCTTTTTGCAAAACCTCATTGCAATCTTTAAACTCTCCCCAATCAACTAGCCAACACTTGTCCTTACCGAACCTATGTACTAACTCCTGTTGTAATGCTTTGCCTGCCTTATCGTTATCGGTTGCAACAATAACTTTATCTGCATCACTTAACCAAGGATGATTGTTAAGAGCATCAAATCTTTTATCATCCTCAACAAACTTAGCTTCTGAGGGCGCACCATCGGGTAATGTAACTGCGTAACTTATTCCTGCTTCATAACAACTAAGTACATCCATCTCTCCCTCAACAAAAATAATTTCTTTTACTTTATTTTCTTCCCAATGTTTTTTGACTCTATCAATGTTAAACAATGTTCTTTTAGCTTGAGGTGTTTGTCTAAATTGTTTATCTCTGGTTCGGTACTTGATGTTGATCAACTCTCCATCGACAAAGTAAGGAAACGCACAACAACTTCTTTCCTTATCAAAATAAAACTCTGTTTTGTAAATTCCAAACTGTTGCATAGTTTCCTTGCTAATTGATCTACCCTTAAACCATTCCTGTAATTCATC